CCAGCACCAGATAAGGAAGAAATTCCGTGGGCAAAACTATACACTCATGCCTTTCAAGGGCCTGGTGGTTGGTATATAGAAAATTCTTTAACCACAGTTGGTGGTAAAGATCCAGTCTCTGACTACAACAGAGAACTATGGAACAGTGGAAATGAATCAGACAAAGATGTAGTTCGTAAACAGAAACGTAAGTTATCTTATTACAGTAACATCTATGTCGTAAAAGATCCTACTAACCCACAAAATGAGGGTAAAGTATTCTTATTCAAGTATGGTAAAAAAATATTTGATAAAGTTATGGAAGCAATGCAACCAGAGTTTGAGGATGAAACACCAATCAATCCTTTTGATTTCTGGCAAGGTGCAAACTTCAAGTTGAAGATTGTTAAGAAGGATGGCTTCTGGAACTATGATAAGTCAGAGTTCGATTCACTTGCACCACTTCTTGATGACGATGACGCATTAGAAGCGATATGGAAGAAAGAGTATTCTCTTGCTGCTGTTACTGCTGCAGATCAGTTCAAGAGTTACGAAGATCTTGAAAGAAGATTGAAGTATGTGTTAGGTAAGAAACCTGCACAATCACGTTACATCCCTGACTCAGAGTTAGAAGATGAGAGTGAAGGTAAATATGCAGCTGCTGAAAAAACAGTAGCAGAAGCCGTATCTACACCAACTCCATCTACAACTGTAGATAAGGATGAAGATGATGCTCTTTCATACTTCCAGAAGTTAGCAGAGAGTTAAGTGAGATATAATCAAATCTGTTTAACTCTTTTGGTTATAGCAGCTTATATTAACTTACTCAAATAGTCTGATATTATCAGCACGTTTTAAGGATTCACTCACATACTGGGTGGATCCTTCTTTGTATGTCATCATTTCTTCTAGATCATCGAAGATAACATTTAGATATATTGGTTTGACTAAAAATATTCTTCTCTTCTTATCGTTAACTGACTGTTCATAAGTATAGTTAGTAACTGCTTTTGATACTGGATTGACTGTTACCTGTTCTCCATTCAATGGTTCGTGATAACTTACACTTTGTGCAGCACTGACTCTAACTCCTTTTGGAAATATAATAACTCCTGTGCTATCTTTAACTTCGTTCGATTCATAGTGATGAATCTCATCTAGTTTTGCAAGTGTTCCATACTTATCTAATACATAATTCTCAAATGACTGTTGAGATAATGGCCATTCGTTTTGAATATTAATTACATTGTTTGATAACAATACAACCCAATCTAAATTGGGATCGCCATACACTTCATTGGCAACATTGTCTGGTCTATCATCACCTTTAATACTATACTTTTCAAAGACAGTTAGATCTTGGAATAGATCATCTCTTAACTTTCCTTTCTTGAAAAAGTTTTTTACTTGTGTATAGTTTGAAATAAATTGACCATCTTTAGTGCGGTTAACATATTCAAAGTCTGGTATATTGCGAAAGTAATTTTTAGCCATATTAGAAACCTATTGACCTATCTGTGTCACCATCAAGTGCGGTATAATCATCATGATATATTGGTTCTATTTCAGAGAAACTCATTTGCATTTCGTATGCAACCATAGATGAGTTTTCATATGTTTGATAGTTACCATCTGGAGTATAATTCATATTGAATCCTGTCAATGCACACTCTTTGATCTTTGGAAGATAACCGTGCTCTCTTCCTCCTGCAGTCAAGTATCTTAATGCATATGTGTTTGGTGCTTTTAAGAACAACATACTTTCAGATCTTTTAACTGACTGTGATTGTTTAAACATTCTAATTATTTTCTTTATCATCTCAGACTCTTCATAATCTCTAGGGCTCATCTTCCAACTTAAAGTAAAGTTTCTCATTTTTGGCCCTTTGAAAAGCAATTCCATATTAGGATTGATAACTGATCCAGTTGTTCTTGATAAGATACTAGCACCAGTAGCACCTTTAGTAAGTGCAGCTGCCACTGCTGTCTTTACATCTTTAGAACCATCACCAATTTGTTTAGCAATCTCAGCTACAGAGTCTGCCAATCCATCTACAGCACCATCTCCTTTCTGAACATTAGTAAAGAAAGCATTTGCCATAGCAAGTTTTGCTGGATCTAAAACATCCTCACCCCAATCAACTTGGTTCTGATCATTTACTGTGCCAGGTACAGGTAAGAACACACTACCCAATACTCTTGATGTGTAACCTGCTCTTCCACCTTGATCACGATTCTTTGCTATCTTAAAACCTTTTATCTTTTTTGGTTTATATTCTAAAACAGATATCTGTAATTTATCTTGGTCACGATTTGCTTTGAGTGCTATTGGATAGTAATAAGTATAACGTGATTGATATTTTGGCCTAGGTCTACTTGACTCCTCCTCTGGTAGTGCTGTGATGTTTGTTCTGTTTGCACCAGTAGCATCCTCTGATGGATTACCTTGATTATTTGATCCTTGACTACGACTTATCTCTCTTATTGCTCCTTCCTGTGTTGATAGACCACTACCTCTACCAAATCCTAGTGTTCTAAAATATTTTGCGATTGCATTTGCACTTATATTACTAACTTGTGAATTAAAATTACTTTTCCTATCATTAAGATCTGACCAACTTGCATCTGGTAATGCGAAACCTAAAGTGGTATCAGCATCGTCTAAGTATTGTCGAGTCCACACGCCATTAGCTCCAGGCCCTCTTGTTGCTGCGGTAGTCCACGTTGCGTTAACACCACCACCTGTTACGTTACCATCTATAGCAGTGCGATCCACTTGTAAATTAGTAGTGAAAGAACCAGGCAACGCCCTTCCATTAGCATCCTCCTTCCACACATTGTTGGATCTGTATGCTACTTGATATTTGGTTGCGTCGTCGTTTGTATAGGTTCTTACCCAACTAGGACTGTTAGCAGTGGTTGCCATTTAGAAGGTTTTTATTTATTTAGTGATAAACTTTGCATAAGGTATTGAAAGTAGGTCATCTAACTCAATAGATTTAACAATGTATAGCATACCTGGTAGTTCATCCCAAGTATAACTACGAGATGATTGCCAATGATAATTGATTCCTCTGAATCCCCACTTGAACAAATCTGTGCAAGCAATCAATGGGTGTTGATCATATTGTATCCTAGGAGTCTTGGCATTATATACAAAGGTATAGAAATTTCCTACTTCAGGTATGGGTGTCACAGTATTGTTTAATGCTTCCATAATTTGCAACATCAGATCTTCTGGATCAGATGATACCAATTCACTTTTGATTGCTTCTATACGATTGGCATTAACTGTGGGTGGTCTTTGTTCCTTTTGACCTATGGGAACAGGTTGACCTGTGTATTGACCAGGTTTAGTAGGATTTCTAGCATCAATTGCTGCCTTTATCTCATCAAGAGAAAGTTTACTTGTTCTAGCCATTATTTAATACCTAACTCATCTTCTGTGATTATTTTAAATTCAATTCTGTTATCCTTACAAAACTCATTTGCTGCCTTCCACTTTGCTTGATTAACAGCATAGGTTTGACACTCATAGATATATGATTTGGTAACTCTCTTTCTTTTCTTAGGTGGTCGAGTTTGTTTCTTTGGTTTAACTTCAACAACATAACTCTTTACTTTATTATTTTTCTCCTTTACTTTGATCAGATAATCTGGAAAGTAACGATGAACTCTATTGTCTGTTGGAGAAACATATGGTATACAGAATTCTTCTGATGCCCAAGAGATTATATTATCATTCTTATCACACCATACACAAAATCGCCTTTCCCAACTACTTCTACAGATAATATTGTTCGGATTGCCCTGATATTTCTCTGGATTAGATGGTTTATAGCGACTTTTTATACTTTCTGCCATTATCTTGCATACATAATATATAAGGTCAAATATTATTTATAAATGGCTTCCATCCCACCACAAAGACTGACAGTAGATAAGATTGTAAAGGATCTGTTAGAACCAGCTACCACTTCGTTCTATCAAGTATCGATTCAAGATCCAAGACAACTAGATGAAAGAGGAGATACATTTTCAACTTATCTTAATCAGCAAGGTCTCAGCACTTTGTTTAATGCCAGAGGTTTAGACCCAACAAGAAGAGAAAAACTACAGTTGTTCTGCTCAGAAACAACATTACCAGGTTCTGCAATGTTAACATCAGAGCTGTCTAATGATTTTACTGGAGTGACTGAAAGGTATGCTCACCGTAGACAATTCGATGAAGATATTACACTGACATTCTATTGTGATGCAAAAGAGTATCTACCAATTAGATACTTTGAATCTTGGATGTCATATATGACAAACGATACGAGAGATAATCATAGTGGAAATTTTTATTATAGAATGAAGTTTCCTAAAAAATATAAAGGTGGTCTAGAGATAACCAAGTTTGAAAAGAACTTGATGTCAAAAGATCCAGTCAGAGGTAGAACAAGACCATTGACATATACTTTTATAGATGCATTTCCAAAAACAATATCATCAATGCCAGTTACTTATGATGCATCAGACTTATTAAAGTGTAGTGTATCATTTAACTACACAAGATACAGTGCAAAACGTGCCAACAGTGATGCCTTTGATCCATCATTTGCATATGCTGCTGGCCAGTTTGCTAACATTGCTGTGGATAGATTAACTGGTATCGATCTCTTAGGAGATGTTGTAGGAGGAGTTGTTCAAAGAGCACTTCGATAACCCTGCTATATAATATACTGAATTGCATAATAGAATATCATGCCTTTACCAAAAATTGCGACACCAACGTATAGTATGGTGTTACCATCTTTAGAAAAGGAAATAAATTAC